ATTTGTGGACCAAACTAAAGACTTCTTCACATTGGGCCGTAAAGTTCCATTCTTCTATGAATTGCAACTTGAGAAATTCAAGTATTCTCAGGAAATCATCGATACTGGTGTCACCGAAATTGATGATACGGTTACACAATCCGCATATACTTTGGAATTGGATTTAACCAATGCTAGGAATGCAAATAGTTTCACACAAAAAGAAATCGTTTATCAGGCACCAGACAACACACATGCAAATGCAACAGTTGTGGCCATCGTTCAAAGTTGGAATGCTACATCAAACACACTGACTGTCACCAATATTGCAGGAGAATTTACTGATGGACAAGTTCTTATTGGTGCATCAAGTAATGCAAGATATACAGTTCACACCTTCGATCCACTAAAAGACAGTACAAGAAACGAAACATACGACAACTTGTATATTGAAACTCAAGGCAACAGCATTCTTGACTTGTCTGAAACTAACCCATTTGGAAGCTTGTAATGGCAGCGATACAATACAACAGAGTAATTCGTAAATTAGTTGTTGCCTTTGGTAACTTATTCAATGATATAACATTGGTTCGTTACAATCCAGATGCAACAGAAGCTGAAAGATTTCTAATTCCTATTGCGTATGCAACAAAGGAACGATATGTTATGCGTTTGGAAGATGACTTCACTTTGGATAAAAAAGTTCAAGTTGCATTACCACGTTTGTCATTTGAAATGTCCGGTATGAGTTACGATTCATCCAGAAAACAAAACACCAATGTTAAGAACTTTGCACAAACAAATTCCGGTATACAATCACAACATAATCCTGTTCCATATAATTTCGATTTCAAATTATATCTTTATGTTAGAAACATCGAAGATGCGACACAAGTTTTGGAACATATCATTCCATACTTCACACCAGATTACACAATCAAACTCAATTTGATTCCTGAAATGGGAATTGTTAAAGAAATTCCTATTATTTTGAATAGTGCAGACCACGAAATCATCTATGAAGGTGACCGAAACCAAGAAACCAGAATGATTGTCTGGACATTAGATTTTACCGTTAAAGGTTTCATCTATGGTAAGACAACTGGACCCGCAAATATCATTAAGACTGCAATCACAAATATCTACAATGATATTACAGAAGATGATGAAGTCATTTTCAATATGTCTCAACCAGGTTTAGGCAACTACCAGATTGGTGAAACTGTTTATACAACATCAACTGCTACAGCAAGAGTTGTTGCATGGTCGAACGGTTCACTAAAATTAACAAATTTAAACGGCAACTTCGTTTCAAATCAACCAATCTATGGTGTAAATACAAACGCAAGTTATCAATTCTATTCATACAACATTGCATCTAATGCACCAAGTAAGTATGTAACTATGACCACTGTGCCAAATCCAAATACAGCAATGGCCAATAGTTTATATACATTTGATACCTTCATTGAGGAAGAAAATGGTGGTCCTGCGGTTATTATGAGTAGTTCAAATAACCAAATTGTTTATGTTCCTCCAGCACAAACTTTACCAAGTTCGGAAGATTATTGGTATAACCAAGATATAGATTTACAATAATGCCAAGAACCCTACAATTTAAAAGATATCCACACGCAACGGTTGCTGAGACAATTGGTGCCAATGGTGAGTTAATCATCGACACAACAACACATGCATTGACCGTGCATGATGGTGTGAATATGGGCGGTACAAGATTGGCCACCGAGGCTTTTGCAATTTCTCATGGCGGTTCAAATTATGGTAACACCAATGTTGCGTCATTTTTGACAACTTATGGTGGTTCAATTAATGCCAGAGAATTGGTTTATAGTGGTGACTACCTGAATATAGCTAGCAATATTGGATTTCAGTTACAATATGATCCAACAGAAACATATAATCCTTATTCCATCGAAAATGGTAGTTGGATTTATTTTGATGGTAGTGGGTATACGTGGTCAAGCAATGTAAATGGAACACAAAGTTCGGTTTATTTTGATAATAGTGGTAACATATTTGCTGATGGAAATATTTCGATAACAAGTGTAATTTGGCCGGACGAAACAACACAGTTAACCGCATTTACAGGTTATGCCACAGATAACACAGCAAGAATTGTTGCACAATCTGCATATGATAAAGCAAACACTTCAATTACAGGACCACAAGGAGCTCAAGGTACACCAGGTTCTACAGGACCACAAGGTGTTCAAGGCGCAGTAGGTTCAACCGGACCAACAGGACCACAAGGAGCTCAAGGTACAACAGGTTCTACAGGACCACAAGGAACTCAAGGCGCAGCAGGACCACAAGGTGTCGCCGGTTCAAATGGTTCACAAGGACCACAAGGTGCTGCTGGCACACAAGGAGCACAAGGCGCAAACGGTTCACAAGGACCACAAGGAACTCAAGGCGCTGCGGGACCCACCGGTCCAACAGGTCCACAAGGAACTCAAGGCAGTCAAGGTGCAACAGGAACAACAAATGATGTTGGACAATTTGCACAAGCCAATGCAGCTTTTGCAGCTGCCAACAGTGCTGCGACATTGATAACACAAAATGCACAAAGCACTTCATATACTTTGTTGTTGACTGATGCAGGTAAACACATCTATAGCACCAACACATCAACACAAGTTATCACGATACCAAATAATGGAACGGTTTCTTGGCAAACAGGTTCATCAATCATGTTGGTTATACAAGGTTCAGGAAAAATGAATGTTGTTCCCTCAACAGGCGTTACAATGTATATGGCAAATAACTCAACAGCAAAAACATATGCAAACGTATACTCTTATGGCATGGCAACATTGTTGAATGTTGGTGCAAATACTTGGTTTATTAACGGTGCAGGAGTAAGTTAATGTCTGGTATGATGATGAATGTAATGAATAATAATATTGTTTCTGTTGCAGCAGGTGCAAGTTTGGTTGTAAGTTCAGCTCCTGTGGTTGCACAGAGTCCTTTTGCTGGCGGTGGAAATAGTTATAGTTTTGCTGGAACAACTTCATCATATGTTTATTACCAAGGACTATCATCTTCGGTAACATTTGGTACAGGTGACTATACCATCGAATGGTGGCAATATGATTTGGGTAGCGGTAGTTTTCCACGAATTTTTTGGTACACAAGCACAGCAGGATCAAACTCACCAAGTATTGGTATGAGTCAAGAAGGTTCAACTTCAAGTAGAGCTTGTTATCTTTGGTCTCCAGGTGCATCAAACCTTGCGTCAACAGCAATAGCAACAAACACATGGTTCCATTTTGCAATTGTCAGAATATCAGGTAGAGTTTATCTATATAAAAATGGAACACTATTAAACTCTGGCGGTACCGTAAACACATCAAACCACACAGACACAACATCTAAGTGGTATTTTGGAAGTAAGGCGGCAGGAGGTTTATCCTCAGAACAATTCTATGGTTACATGACTAATTTCCGTGTGTGTAAAGGTGTTGGCGTTTACACCGGCAACTTTACTGTTCCAACATCAGCACTACAACTAACACAAGATGCAGGAACCAATATTTCTGCAATTACTGCTGGTCAATGTTCATTCTTATTACAACCATAAATATAAAACTATGAGTACATTTGATAAAAATATGGAAAAATTATTTGATGTGGTTCCCGTTGAACCAAAACAACAACCCTTAGTCACACAAGAACCACAGTCACCCGTGGAAAGCCTTGAGTTAAAACAAGACCTGGTGGATGCCTACGACCAATCCAAATCAAACCTACAAGACCTGATTGATACCGGTAAAGATGGGTTGGAAGAAATCTTACAGATAGCCAAAGCAGGTCAACACCCACGAGCATTTGAAGTGTTCGCCACTCTACTTAAAAATGTTGGTGACTTAAACGATAAACTGATGGACAATCAGAAAAAGATTCGTGACATTACAGGACAAAAGAAACAAGACACAGGTGATACCAAGATTGATAAAGCTATCTTCGTTGGTTCAACCGCAGAACTAAACAAATTACTCAAAGGTAAATCCGAATGAGTTCATTAGATGACAAGGACAGTTACCGGGACAACCCTTTACTTAAAAAAGCCGGTGTTCAGGTAGAATATACACAAGAACAGGTTGATGAATATATCAAGTGTTCCAAGGATCCTGTTTATTTTGCAGAAAATTATATTACCATCGTTAACGTTGATGTTGGTTTGATGAAGTTTAAGATGTGGGATTTTCAAAAGGAAATGATTAAGACCTACCATCAAAATCGTTTCTCAATCACTAAATGTCCTCGTCAGGTTGGTAAGACTACCACATCGGTTGCATACCTTCTTTGGTTAACCATCTTCTCAGACACACAGAATGTGGCAGTTCTTGCCAACAAAGGCTCACTTGCTCGTGATATTCTATCCAAGTATCAGTTGGCATATGAAAACTTACCTATGTGGTTGCAACAAGGTGTTGTGACATGGAACAAAGGTAATGTTGAACTAGAAAATGGTTCTAAGATTATTGCAGCATCTACATCCAGTTCTGCGGTTCGTGGTGGATCGTTTAACTGCGTATTCTTGGACGAATTTGCGTTCGTTCCAAACAACATCGCTGAAGAATTCTTTAACTCTGTTTACCCCGTTATCTCATCCGGTAAAACTTCTAAGATTATTATCGTTTCAACTCCAAACGGTATGAACCTATTCTACAAGTTGTGGATGGATTCCATCAACAAGAAGAACGGTTACAAGAACTTTGAGATTCACTGGTCACAAGTACCAGGCCGTGACCAAGCATGGAAAGAAGAAACAATTAGAAACACAAGTGAACGACAGTTCAGACAAGAATTTGAGACTGAGTTCTTGGGTTCTTCTAACACCTTGATTTCTGGTTATAAACTTCAACAGATTGCCTACCGTGATCCTATGGCAACGCACGATATGTTGAAGATATATGAGATGCCTAAGAAGGTTGAGATTGGTGATAAGACAGACCACCTATACTGTATCTGCGTTGATGTATCTGAAGGTAAGAACCTAGACAGTTCAGCATTCCAAATTATAGACATATCAACTACACCATACAAACAGGTGGCATCATATGCAAGTTCGTCCATTTCACCTATTCTATTCCCAACCGTAATCTATAACGCAGCCAAAATGTATAATGATGCGTATGTGTTGGTTGAAATTAACAACAATCCACAGGTTGCAGACTCGTTACATATAGATTTTGAATACGAGAACCTATGGAAAATCTTCACAGGTAATAAGAAACCGCAACAATTGAGTGCAGGTTTTGCTCGTGGTATTCAGATGGGACTGAAAATGTCTCCTCAGGTTAAGGCAATTGGTTGTTCCAACCTAAAGACTTTGATTGAAGGTGACAAGTTGGAGATTGTAGACTTCGATACCTACTCTGAACTAACCACCTTTGAACAACAAAAGAACTCATTTAAGGCGGCTGACGGTGCCAATGATGACTTGGTTATGTGTTTAGTTACCTTTGCATGGGTATCAACCCAACAATAC